GAAACTTTCACAATCGATAAGGATACAGGTGCTAGATGGCATTTGATACAGACTATGGCAGGTGACCAGACTGATGGATATTCAGGAGTCCCTGGTATTGGTGTTAAAAGGGCGGAAGCTCTCTTTAAAGAGAAAGGTTATTCATGGAAAACAGTTGTTGAAACCTTTCAAGCTAAAGGTTATACACAAGAAACAGCTCTTACTAATGCTAGATTAGCACGTATACTTACCGTTGATGATTATGACTTCGACAAAAAAGAACCCAAGCTTTGGACCCCCACCTCCGATTACAGAGTTAACGATGGAACAGGATCTCCAAATGAGGGTAATAGAGGACAGACTAAATAGTGGTAAAGCTAAGTACGACGATGTTGTTACTGTGTTCTTGGCTTTACAACGACAAAATTTTGTTCTCACAAATTCACTCTTAAATTTAGTTGACAAATGGCCAAAGGTCCAATTTACTACCAGCGAGGCTCCTGCGATGTTTGGGATTTTATTAGAGAACAAGGACTAAACTTCCACCTCGGCAATGCTATTAAATATATCTGCAGGGCAGGTTATAAGGATAGCAAGATACAAGACTTAGAGAAAGCAATCCACTACCTAGAAAACGAATTACATTATGAAGAAGAGCTTCTTATCAGATCAGGCGAAGGAATTCCGATCGAAGTACGAGATCAGATCCTCGAAGACACGAGACAAGCGTTCATATCAGAAAATGCTTGTGATTGAAGAGTTCAAAGAATTCTTAGAAGCTGAAGATCAGTTGTATAGGGATAACCCTACTGTAACTTCAGAAGCTCTTAAAGAATTAGCTGATCTAGTTTATGTATGCTACCAATACGCTGAGAATATGGGTTGGTTATTAGATGAAGCATTGAATAGAGTACACTTAAGTAATATGTCCAAGCTCGGTGAGGACGGTAAACCAATATACCGAGAAGATGGAAAGGTTCTTAAAGGACCAAATTATAAACCACCTGATCTATCTGATTTACTATGACAGCAGAACTAATCTCCCGCACTGGTCGGGTCCAACAATGGTTGGATAACCCAGACTCTAGACTTCCAGTGAGTTGTACTGTCTTTGTAGTAGAAGACTCAATGGAAGGTGAAAATGGAATCGAAGCAAGCTGGCGATACGTCAGCCATGGACTCAGATTTGGAGCAGGCGTTGCTGTCCATCTATCTAAGCTCCGAGCCAAAGGAAGTGAAAACGGCAAAGGTCTTACAGCTTCTGGGCCAGTATCATTCGCAAAAATCTATTCAACATTAAATGAAACACTTAGACGGGGCGGCCATTATAAGAACGGCGCTGTGGTTGCCCATTTGGATATTAATCACCCCGATATTCTTGAGTTCGTGCAGCTTGAAAGGCATGATGCTCCGTGGATTAAAAGATGCGTCGATCTCGATGCCGGACTCTGGAATTCCACAGACTCCCGAGTTAAAGATGCCATCCTCCACGGAATTAAGTCCGGGGATATCTGGCTTAACAAAATAAAATATAAGCATGGAAAACGAATATACGGAAACGTGTGTCTTGAAGTTTACCTGCCCTCACGAGGAACGTGCTTGCTCCAGCATGTCAATCTCGCAGCCTGTACTACACGGAATCTCAAAGAGGCTTTCGCTACAGGTATGTCCGAGTTGTGCGATCTCCATGGCCGAACAGGTGTTGGAGGGACTGGAGAGTACTTATCCTCGGAAGAAGACAGGCAAGTCGGGCTCGGAATGCTTGGACTGGCCAATCTCTTACGAAGGTACGACGTAACTTATGAACAGTTTGGTCACGCTTTATTAGCTGTTAACAATAACCTACCTCATGAAGTTGGTAATGCACTTGACTTAGTGTATGCTTTGAGAGAAGGTATAGAAGGCGCAGCGTATATAGCAAAACAGAATAAAATGGTGAGAGCTTTTGCAATAGCTCCCACTGCTTCTTGTTCCTATAGAAGTACGGACCCAGATGGTTATACATCTACACCGGAAATTGCACCACCTATAGCCTGGAGTGTGGACCGTGATAGCGGCACCTTCGGCGTTGAACACTATGATTATGGCGGTGTAGAAATCGCAAGTGAAGTTGGTTGGGACAACTATAAAAGAGTTGCTGACCAAATCATGATCATGTTAGATAATACGGGACTTCTTCACGGCTATTCATTTAATAGCTGGAGTGATGTTGTAACATACGACATTAACTTTGTGGAAGAGTGGTTACTGTCACCCCAGACCTCCCTTTACTACTCCCTGCAAGTAATGGGCGACGTGCAAGATAAAAGCGATGCGTATGCAGCATTAGATAAGGCAGAAGTCGATGATTACTTACAGGATATTTTAGGAACTGACGCTGTAACCTGTGATTGTCAAGAATGATAGCGAATAACTGTATAACTGAGAAGGTGCTTTATACTACGGACCCTAAGTTACCATCAAATTTACTTGAAGAAATGGTTATTATCGCAAAAGGTAATAAAAATTCTTCAAAACCAGGTGAAGTTGTTATTGGTGATGGGGAAGATGTAGTTAGAGAAGGTAGATCTTCTTCAGTATATTTTTTACCTTGGGATAACTGGATTGCTGGTATCTTACATAATATGTTTATCAGTGCTAATAATGATTATTTTCATTTTGATTTAGACCACTTTGATGCTGGTATACAGACTACATTTTATCAAAAAGGTGATTACTATAATTGGCATAGTGATGGCAAAGGTGGTAGTACTCCAGCCCAATATGAAAGAAAACTTTCAATGTCATTTTTATTGACAGATGATTATGAAGGTGGTGAGTTAGAATTAGAAGCTAAACCATTTCATGAAACGTTAAAACCAAAACCAGGTATAGCAGTTATATTTCCGTCATGGTTACCTCACAGAGTGAGGCCAGTTACATCAGGCGAACGAATAAGTTTAGTAGCCTGGATGAATGGTCCTGTATTTAAATAGATAAATGAGACAACATCCATACGATAAATTATTAGACCGCAAACGTAAGTGGTCACCCGTAAAACCTACCGTTGGAAAGCTTAAAGAAGGTGCCGAAGAAACCATCCTCCGTGCTCTCTCAATACGTCATATGGAGCTCCCTGTTGGAAGCTTCATTACTGAAGGTTTGGAGAAGAGTGTCCCCGATAATGCCAGGAAACTCCTTGAATCAAATGTTAAAGATGAGGAAAGGCACGACCTGGCGTTAGGGTATATAGCAGAGATACATAATGTTAATGATAAAGACGAGAACGAGGGGAAGCTATTAAGAGATGCATGGATTTCTCACCCCGACCATACCATTATTAAGGCGCTTGTCGCAGAACGAGCTATCTTCTTTGTTCTACTCCCTTTCTTTAGGTTTAATGGTTGCCCTGCTCTACGCACAGTATCGGCAGATATCTCAAGAGACGAACAGATCCATGTCGGCTGTAATTCTCTTGTATGTGCAGAGTTGGGTCTTTCTCCTTCTCCTTCTTTGGATAAACTTAGGAAGGCCACCATTAACTGGGTTCTTCAACCCCTAGGTATAAATACCTACGATAAATATTTGGACAAAAAATTCTGGCTCGATGCAAGCGATCGTCTAATGTACGAGGGCAAAGCTCCAGAGTTTTCTGAGACCAAGAGAGCTAGAATGCCAGCGTTTTTTGAACATGCCAACACAAATCTCCCTAAATACGCTTAAGCTACACAACGAACGTGTAGATGAGTTGTTACAACAGGTGGAGGATCATTTTAAATGGCAACCCGTCCACCCTAAAGAAAAAATTGAATCAATCATGTACCGTGCAGGTCAAGCCAGCGTGGTAGAATATATACGAAACCTATTAGAGGAAGAAAACTAATGTGCGCAGGATTATTTGGAGGCGGTTCTCGACCAGCCCCTGTAGTGCAACAACAAAACACAGCACCTACAGTTAAGTCAGCGACAGGTCCAGCAGAGATGCCGACACCTGAGAAACTTAAAGAGTCTACAGGTGATGATGAGAAAATTGATACAAAGAAAAAGAAAGCTCTAGAAATTAAAGCAACTAAGCAAGGTGTTAAACAGTTCGGAGCGATAGATCCAACAGCTCTACCAGATTCCCCAACTGGTGGTATTAATACTGGTACTTAACTATGTGTTTAGGAGGAGGAGGTAGTGCTCCCGTAGCGAAACCACTAAAAGCTAGACACGTTGAACCAGGACCACCATCACCACAAGATACGGTGAACAACCAAAATGTTCAGAACATTAACCCAAGAGCTGGTCAAGATGCAGCACGAGATAAAAATCGTGGAACAACTGCTAGCAAACAAAGTTCTAAAATAGATAAAGCATACTAATGAAAGCACGTGATAGATACAATCAACTAACTAGAGGTAGAACACAGTTCCTTCATACCGCAGTTGAATGTTCTAGATTAACACTGCCTTACCTAGTACAAGAAGATTTAAGTTCACGACCTGAACATCAAAGGTTACATACTCCTTGGCAATCAGTAGGAAGTAAATGTGTAGTTAACTTAGCAGCAAAACTTATGCTTGCACTGTTACCTCCACAAACTAGCTTCTTTAAATTCCAAATCAGAGATGATAAACTTGGTGTTGAGTTTCCAAGAGAAGTAAAAAGTGAATTAGATTTATCCTTTGCTAAGATGGAAAGGATGGTCATGGATTATGTTAATGCCTCTAGTGATAGAGTTGTTGTCCACCAAGCCTTGAAACATTTAATTGTTTCTGGTAACGCATTAATATTTATGGGCAAAGAAGGTCTCAAAAATTATCCCCTTAATCGTTTCGTAGTTAATCGAGATGGTAACGGAAATATTTGTGAGATTGTAACAAAGGAACTAATAAGTCGTAAGATACTTGGTCAAGATCTGCCAGTACCTTTACCTAATTCCCCAGGGGATGAGGGATACAAGACAGGATCTGATGATCAAGACGTTGAGGTGTATACCTACGTCAGACTAGATGATAATGGTAGATGGGTATGGCATCAGGAAGCATTTGATAATATATTACCTGGTAGTCGCAGCACTGCGCCTAAGAATACTTCTCCCTGGTTAGTATTAAGATTCAATACTGTAGACGGAGAAGATTACGGACGGGGTAGGGTAGAAGAATTCCTTGGGGATATAAGATCCCTAGAAGGACTGTCTCAGGCACTCGTAGAAGGGTCTGCAGCGGCTAGTAAGGTAGTGTTCCTAGTGTCACCATCATCTACTACAAAACCGAAGACTATAGCCGATGCTGGCAACGGTGCAATCGTTCAGGGTAGACCTGATGATGTAGGTGTTGTACAGGTAGGCAAGACTGCTGATTTCAGAACAGCGCAAGAACAAATGCAAGCTTTAGAACGTAGGATAAGTGATGCTTTCCTAGTTCTACAAGTACGTCAAAGTGAGAGAACAACTGCGGAAGAGGTACGCCTCACGCAGATGGAATTAGAACAACAATTAGGTGGGCTCTTTAGTTTGCTTACTGTTGAGTTCTTAATACCTTACCTTAATAGAACATTACATATACTGCAACGCAACAAGGAACTACCTAAGATTCCTAAAGATGTGGTACGACCACAGATTGTTGCAGGTGTTAATGCTATTGGTAGAGGTCAAGACCAAGAGAGTCTTGTTTCATTCGCTCAAACACTTGCACAAACAATGGGACCAGAGATCATGGCTAAGTTCCTTGACCCAGGTGAGTATGTTAAACGACTCGCAGCGGCTCAAGGTATAGATGTACTTAACCTAGTTAAGACACCTGAGACTATGGCTCAAGAAGCACAAGCTCAAGAACAGAAGATGCAACAGATGGAAATGCTGAAGCAAGCTGGTCAGTTAGCTGGTACTCCAATGATGGACCCAAGTAAGAATGAAGCTGCAGGTGAATTATTAAAAGAACAAAAAGATCAATTAACAAATGGACAAAGTGAAGGCGAGTCGCCCCCAGAAGGTGCGTAAGAAACCCCTGCCTAAAGTGAGTAAACCAGAACCATTGGTATCACAGAATGACATAGCTAGACCAACACCTATGGTAGGTAATCCAAGTATAGGACTTGATCCTAAATTTGTAGAAACAGTTGGTCTAGGTAAATTAAAAGTAGTAACAATTCAAGGAGTTAAAGATGACGGACAAGCTGACGTATGATCCCACCCCTGCAGATGCACCTGAATTCTCTGAAGAAGAACAGGACTCCCTGGAGGTTGCTGAAAGATTAGGTCAAGAAGAAAACGAATTACTAGCTGGTAAGTATCAGAATGCCCAAGAATTAGAAGAGGCATACCTTGAACTGCAAAGGAAACTAGGTTCAGGTGATGATGATACAGAAGTAGATACTGAATCTGATGAAGATGACTATGATGAATACGATGAAGAAGTTGTTGCAGGTGTTGAGTTAATTCAAGATGCTTCTAATGAATACTATGAAAATGAAGGACAGATTTCTCAAGAAACTTTTGATAAGTTTTCAGAAATGTCTAGTCAAGATTTAGTAGAAGCATACATGGCTATACAAGAGAACAACCCACAACAACCTGGACAAGAGTATCCTGACTTATCTGATTCTGAAATGAATACAGTCTATAACTCAGCAGGTGGTGAGGCAGAATATAATAGGTTAACTGAATGGGCGTCTGACAATTTAGCTGATTCAAAGGTTGATGCTTTCAATAATATTATAGAGCAAGGTAACCCTACAGCTATACAAATAGCAGTCGCTGGATTAAGATCGGAGTATGAAAACGTGGAAGGATATGAAGGTCGTATGCTAACAGGCAAAGCAGCAAGGGCGCAAGAAGCATTCCGTAGTCAAGCTGAAGTTGTCCAAGCTATGTCAGATCCTCGTTATGATAAAGACCCTGCTTATCGTCAGGACTTATACGATAAACTAGAACGTTCTAACGTACAATTCTAAGGAGAAAAAATTATGGCTAGAGGAGATGGTACCAATACACAAGCCTATGATCCTGAAAACAGAGATGACGGTATGCAAACCGTCTACATGGTAAACAATACAGGTGATCGTTGGTTCATACCTTATAACAGTGATGCTTCAATGGCAGATCAGTTAGCACAATGTGATAAGATGGTTGGAGATACCGATGACGGTACACCAGCTGGCGTTGAAAGCGTAGTAAGCTGATGGAGAATAAAGCAAACTTAAAAGCCTGTCCCAAAGGATATAAAAAAGATAAGAATGGTAAGTGTGTTAAGAAAAAGCTTTGGGATTCAATGAAAGAAGATGTCATGACAGGCAACGCTAAAAAATCAAGATACGCAGCAATAGAAGAACAAATGAGAAGAAGTGGTATGTAGCGGCTGACCCGAATCGTATCGTACTCAGCCAACAAAATTTATTTAAACAATGTCAACTACAGTAACATTAACGAAACCACAAGATAACTGGCAGAGTTTTTGTGACTGGGTTACAAGTACCGACAACCGACTTTACGTTGGTTGGTTCGGTGTCCTTATGATCCCTGCACTATTAACAGCAGCGACCTGTTTCATAATAGCGTTCGTTGCAGCTCCTCCAGTAGACATAGATGGTATTCGTGAACCCGTAGCCGGGTCTCTACTCTATGGAAACAACATCATTTCAGGGGCAATCGTCCCGTCATCTAACG